GATGCCACTCTCGACTTTGATGAAGTCGGTCTAAATGTGGCATGGATCTCTGATGATCGAATGGACGGTTGGGAAAACTACTCGCTAGTTGGAACTGCTTCTTTCGATGTCAGTGATCGTGCTGAACTATTCGGTCAGTATGAGTACGGAAACCTTGGAGGTTTCGCTGGTGGTAAACTCAACGTAGGAACCATCGGTCTTAATTATGATCTAGCAGAACGTGTCAAGTGGACCAACTCGTTTGGTTATGCTTTTGATGACATCGCTGCTGGTTTTGATACCGCTGACACTGGTTGGAGAACTGGTGCAGGTCAAGGTGAATATGTGATTCGTAGTTTTATCACAATTAGTTTCTGAACATAAGGAGAAATATTATGTCTACTAAGAAATGTGCAAATCCGGACTATGTAACCGGTGATTGTGACAAGGATATTGTCACCCGAAGTCTCGGTAAGATCGGCGTGTGCCGAAGTATGCTGATTACCCTCGCTCTCGTTCCATTCGCATGGGATGGCGTGATCTGGGTTGCTGCTTCCGTCAAGTCCCTATGGGACGCTGCATCTTCCGCAGTCGGTTCCTGATAACAGGAAGACAACACAAAACGCAATCACCCCGGTCAAGGAAGACCGGGGTTTTTGCATAAATACTTACATGGCAATCGCAGGAATTGATTATTCACTTTGTGGACCTTGCATCTGTATCTTTGATGGAACAGTCAAGGAGACTTTTGGTATACACCGATGTTCTTTTTACTTTCTTACAAATGTAAAGAAACATGCAAAGGTATATGAAGGTATAATCTATGGGGAAATGTTTGATGATTACAATCACGAATGTCAAAGATATGAAACTATCGCTGACTGGGCGGTTGATAAAGTTATAGGTTGTGATCAGGTTGGTCTTGAGGGGTATGCATACGGTGCATCCGGTCGCTCCATCTTCCAGATCGCAGAGAACTGTGGATTGTTAAAATATAAATTGTATCAAGCGGGTAAACCATTTTCGGTCCTGACTCCAACTACTGTAAAGAAACACGGCACAGGCAAGGGTAATGCGTCTAAGGACTTGATGGTGAAGTGCTTTGACAAAGAGACTGGTATGACTTTGAAACATACCATTACTCCCGACAGACAAAAAATCGGCAACCCCGTTTCCGACATTGCCGACTCTTATTATATTTGTTCTTTGTTGCACAAGAATCTTAGAGCGATCTCGGACGAACTCGCCTAAACTCTCTCCAGACGAAGTATCCTGCAATGCTGCAAAGACTCAACCACAACATTAAATTTGTTGGGTCAAAAATTGACATTTCTAAAAAGGTTTCGTAACCTAGTTTGTCTCCTGCTCCCAGAGGGACATCTACTGGAGTCGCTGCTTCTTCTATCGACATGCTGGGACTTTTAATAAAACTTTGAGTCGCTTTACATCCCGAGAGAAATGGTAACATAATTAAAAACTTTTTCATCTAGACTTCCCTACTGCCGAACCAAAGTAGAACCCCACAATGGTAACAAGAATCTGTCTGTTTTCGGTTGTAAACAAATAACCATCGACGGGGACAAACTCTGTCTCACTGTATGTTCCAAACAGACCAAAGAAGTCCAGTGGGTGTGGTTTGCTTTCAACCAACTCAACTACAGTGGGAACAGAGAAGAAGGGCAATACGAACGGTGCGATGATCGTTCCGAATAGAATACAAAGAACAATGAATCGACGAACAACTTTACCAGCATCTGTACCAACTCGTTGGATTGCTTGATTATGTGATTCATTCGATGCTTTGTTTGCCTCTAAGATTCTATTAAATCGCTCTTGTTCATTCTGTCTCTTTTCTGCAAGAGATTTGAAAATAAATCCGGTGACACTGCCACCGACTAAAGATAAAAATTCTGTTGTTAGTAATCCTTCAATCATGACTTGTTGTGTCTGAGTCTACCGTCGTTTTGTCTGCGACGAAGAAAGACAACTTCTCCTGTTTCTTCGTTTCTAATGACAACTGGTTTGGATGGATTTCTTAAAGAATACTTTTTAATATCCATGCCCAGTTCAGAGTCCTCATCAATATACTTGTTCCATCTAGCACCACGAACTTTTCCTGCCTTGAGGATTTCAAACTCTTCAGCAGAAACGCTAAATGTTTTTCCGTTGTAACTTTCTAGTTCTTTTCTTTTCTTTTTCTTTTTAGGAAGTGGTTTGTCTATTCCAGCGACTCCGCTAAATGATCCCGCAGAGGGCGTACCGACACCACCCTGTGCAATAGAAGCACCGCCAGAATTTGCTGCTGCTTCCTCGATGAAATACAAATCAAAGATATCATTTTCATCAACTAGATTTTTTTTAAATGCCTCGAATGTTTTCATTATAGTTTCCTTAATATTGCTATTACCTTTGTGTCCATCGGCACTCTAACATATTTTTCTTCTTCCGGGAGATAGTTCAAGTAAACTAAAAATGTTTTAAGCAATGGTTTGAATTTATCTTCCATGCGATAAAAAAGCATCTTAGTCGCTGCTTCCATTTCAAATACATTATAAAAAATTATAATATGATTTAGTATGAGTCTTTCTTTCAATTCTCCCGTGGAAAAATATCTACCAAATAGACGTTTCACATATTTGATTCGGTTTATGTCCTCATCAAATTCCTCTTTGCCGCTGCATGAAGGATTTCTGTAATTTTCCATTGCATATTGTAAAAAAATATCATCATCGAAATCATAATAAATATCGTCTATCACATCAGTGTTCTTCCCATTTTGCTTTCGCTTGGTTTTGTTGCATTCTTTTGCTAACTTCTTTTTCAAACGATCTCTGCAAGTTAGTTGCTTGGGGGTTGCCTTCGCTTCCAGCATTAAAATGCTTTTGCATAATTTTGGTAATATCATCTTGCATCATCGTATTACCTCCCTTGGAAATCTCATCGGCAGCAGCATCGATATGTGAACCATATTCATCGGGTAATGTTGGTTCACCAGCGATAACATTTCTCGCCGCGTCGATGACTCCCTTGAGACTATCACTAGTATTATTAAATGGATTTGGATCTGTCATTTTTAATCTCCTGTACTAAAGTATTTATGTGCAATTTCATTCAATTCACCCGGAGTCATTTTTTTATAACGCCGTACAATCTCATCAGTTCCCTCTTGGGGAGGAGAATCAAAATCAATATCTTCCTCGGTGGCATCACGTTTTGCCATCTTGGTTGCGGTGCCGTACATCACCGACTTGTAATCTGAACCGTAGCGTTTCTTAAAATCTTTCGCTCGCTTCTTCATTCCTTTTACATATTTTTCTTTTTTATCTTTCTCACCCTTAGTGAGAGTTCTCTCTTCGAGTTCCTGCATGAAGACCTCGTTAGTATGAACCACCACGTTGTTCTCTTTCATGAAATCATTTCCAAGAAGAGAGGGATAAACATTTGAACTACGATCAGACAGAGAGAACCTTACATTTTCAAAAGTCTTTCGACCAATCTGCATGTCCATCTCGACCACATATCGTTCTTCAAATTTACCACCACCCATGTTTATCTCTACAGTGTCAACCACTGGACGCTTAAACTTGGTGCTATCGAAAACAAATCGGACTGTTCCTTTGTTTTCTTTTATTTCTCTCGCGTCAATGACGGAGTATGATGAGTTACCAGAGTCAACTCTAGTTTTAACTGTTCGCCCACCGATCTTGACATTCTCAACACGACCCACAGTAAACTCCTCTGCTGGTTTGGTGATGAGTAGTGATCTCTCTACAATCTCTCTGACAAGTTCATTGCCATCGACAATTCCCTCTTCTTGATCCTCGTCGATATACTTTGTGTAATCTTGGGCACCAGATCCGGGAGAAGCGTTTACTTCAATGGCATATAGTTTTCCGTCTTTACTGATTGCATGGTCCACACCGGCAAGAATAGCACCAGATGCTTTTGCAACTTTCTTTACAAATTTCTTTTCAGATTCAGAGAGTGAATATGGTTCGCTTTCCGCACCCAACGCCTTGTTGGTTCGGAAGTCTTTCTCCGCCTTGAGTCGTTTCATAGACGCGATGATCCTGCCATCCATCACGATGGTTCGGACATCTCCATCTATGTCGATCATTTCCTGTACAAGAATATCCTCGCCACTTTTACGCAAAGATTGTACGACTGACTTGAAGGATTCCTGTGAGTCTACCTTTGCAACACCAATCCCCTCTGCACCATGAAGTGACTTCACGATGACTGGGAACTTTCCACCGACCTTCTTGTGCGCCCGATCAATCGATGATTCGTTTGTGATCAACGCGGTTCGTGGGGTATTGATATTTTCTCTTTCAAACAAAACGTGGGTGGCATACTTGTTACCAACCAAGTCGAAAACTTGCTTTGAATTTATAACCAAAGTATCGCTACTGTCCAGACCCTCAACCAATGCTCGACCACCTGCGGTCTTCATGGAGGATCCCCGGACAAAGGCAATTGTTTCTTTGACATTAATTGTAATGTCTTCGCCCTTCTTATCAATATTTTCAATTGTTAGATCGTCGCCGTCCACCTCTCCGATGTATGCCGTGTCCGCACGAATGATCGTGGGTTTGTGACCCAAGTCTTCTACTGCATTGATAAGTTTGGATGTGGTGTCTCCCTT